AACCTTGTTACACGAAATGACCCATATGGCACTCTATGTATCAGGCTATAAAGATTATGGTAGGCACGGAAAAGCCTTTAATCATATCCGCGATGCTTATGCCACGATGTACAACCTAGACCCAAGAAGTATATAAAAAAGGGGCGTTAAGCCCCTTTAGTTTAGTAGCAGTCAGTTACGATAATCATTATTTATTCATTACGTACATCGTCACTTCAAAGCCAAAACGCATTTCTGTAGCAGCTGGTTTAGTCCACATAGTAATACTCCTTAAAAGTTAATGTAAAGTTTTCACTCTACAACTGCATTATTTCAAATTGAATGAAAACGCACATCAAGAAAACCATGATTTACACGGCCGAATTTTCACGCGTAATATGTAAAGTATACTTTACACCCGATTTGAGCTAAGTTCTTGATTTTAAAAAATAATATATAAAAATTTTTTTAGCTAGGTACTTAAAAATGATGACGGGGGGTATTTCTAAAACTTGGATTGGTAGTGTCTGAAATAGTAGACCTAGGTTAGACCGAGAGGCTCATTTTAAAAAAAGGGGTATGGGGGTCGTGTTAGTCGCTGGACTAACAGCGTTTACAGCGTGGCATGGCTAGAATCCGTATAATGTGAATTGTCGGTTAGGCAATAACGCTTATCAGACATTATTTATAAACTTTTAAAAAGGAAACTAGCTATGACAACAGCAACAATTAAATCAGTAGTTTTAGATGACGTATCAAGAGCATCAATCACAGATGTAGTGAGTAGTGATAGAGCCGTACAAGGTAAAACAAAAAAGATGACTGACGCGCTTGTAGCACGTGGTGTTAAGTCATCAATGTTGGAAAAGGTTAGCAAAAAGACTGACGCTAACCCCCATAAAGAATTGCATTTTGGTATCAATCAAGCAATTATTGCGGGATTTCCAATTGAATGGCAATCATTGTTGAGCAAGGATACATCAACGTTATCGCAACAAGACAAGGATACAAAACGTTATGCGCAACAACAAGTTGGCTCATGGTTCGGTAAAATTCAACGTGCCTTGATTGCTTTCGAAAATCCTAACAAGGCAAGTGCGCCACGTGTGACGCGTACAAGTCAACAACGTATCATTGACGCGCTCAATGACGCAATAGAGGTTGCGCAAAAAGATGAGGAATTGGATTTTGATATAACAAAATTCATTACCACGCTAAAAAGCGCGATAGCAATGGTTAAGTAATAACATCTCAAGCCCTAGCCTAAAAAGCTAGGGCTTTTTTTTGCCTGTTAGTCTTGCGACTAACATTTGATGCCAGTGACTTATTTAGGCGTGGGTTAAATTCGGCGTGGTCAATAGAACGTGACGTTATTAATTCGTGTCAACTTCTTTTTAGTAAAAGCCCAAAAAGGTTTTACTCTGTCATCATGAAAGTGCGTAGCTTTTCCAATCGGATTCATGACTTCTCTATTCATTACCTGTAAAGATATTAATTCATAAGTAAGCAAAGTCTTTTCATCTATAACATATTTACCTGTCATTACATTTTTAACGCCATCAAATTGATAAGGGGCTTCGGTCACTTTGCATATGTTATTCACATTGTTATTGGCTCGGTTCATTATGACATAACCTACTCCATGAGTAAGTTCGATATTGTTAGCACCATGTGTTTCACCAATTAATGCGATAGCCATACAAGCAACTTGTGGTAATAAGTTCACCATATAGTTCTCCTATTAAAATGTTAGTCCATAGACTAACAAAAGATACCAGTGACTAAAAGAAGCGTAAAGCACAGGGTTGGCTTCGTTTAACTGATATGCTGAACTCAGCATATCATAATTTTTTTATATGCGCAAGGCTTATTTTAAGTTTGTATTGAACCCAATTGAACCTTGTATTGAACCCCGTAAGTCATTGATTATTAAGTTTTGTTCGTATTGAACCTATTGAACCCCGTTTTTTGAATGTTTGGCCAAAGAGACCTTACTCTTTTCGTTTTTTATAACTCAAACTAATTTTTACCCGACACACTAAAAAGCAGGGTTCAAAAGGAACAAAGGTACAAAACGCACTACGACTGAAGGTGTTAAAGAACAAATAAGGTTCAATAGGTTCAAATACTTTATAATAATATATAATATAATATAATACAATAAGTAATAAAAACATAAACTTTGATAGGTAAAAACTTGACTATGGTATGACTACGTGTTATAATGTTATTAAGTGGTCGAGGTAGCCCGTGTTAGTCAGCGACTAACATATAGTAAGATGTTTTGGTATGGTATATCCATGACAGGCTCATCAGGCTCACGAACAAATCGTTTTATTAAATTATTGATTATCAACTAAAAGGAAACAAAAATGAAAACAGCAAACAGTAAAGCACGTAAGTTAGTCAACGGACTAACAGAATTTAAAGGTAGCAATACCTTTGCCGAAACCAACGCACCAACTGAAACACGCCCCACATGGTTATATGTAGTCTACTCATATGGCTATCACTTTCCCATGTATATCGCAGAATGGACAACCGACGAGAATATCCAGTGGTATGAGAATTCAGACCGATATTCAGTATCAACTTCAAAGCAACAGAACCAACTCAGACCGAGTAGCCCTACTATCAAAATGGACACCGAAACCATGCGCACATTAGCACGTTATGGCATAGTCGGTGTAGTAGTCCAACCCGAAATGAATACAGGCACAAGATTGACGGAAGAAGAAATTAACCAAGCAATACATAACATATCAAACTCAAAACTAGCGCACCGATTAAGTGCATGGTAGTTAGTCCACCGACTAACATTTTATAAAGGAAACGATTATGAAATACTTATGTAAAGATTGTGGCAGTCAGATTCACGAAGCTAGGGCAAGGTTAGGTTATGCCGTATGCCTTCAATGTGGCGAGGAAATCGCCAAGCGTAATAGGTTGTCATGGTGTATAGCACCTATGCACAAATCCAACTATATGCTCATCACTAACCACGATGACTTAAAAGGTCTCAATAACAAAGGAGGATTGGTAAAATGACGAAGCTATTTGAAGTAGAAGTAGAGCAGAAGTTTAGCGTAGTAGACAGGCTAGTATATATAGTGAGAGCCGATAACATAGGTGAAGCTATAAAACTTATCGAAGAAGGTCAAGGCAACTTATGCCACACGGAAGAACTTGAACGACAAGATGAGGAGTTATACATAGACACAGCGATAGTCACTGAAATTGAAGAAATCGAAGGAGAAACTAAATGAGTTTAATTCAGAGCTATATCGTACAGTATCGTGACTTACCTATTAACACGTTAATGAAACTTAAAAAGAAATTGAAACAAGAAGTAGATGTAGATAATGAAACAAAACTTTTAGCAATCGATATTATTTTAAGGGGGACTAAGATATGGAAACACTAGATAAAAAGTTAGTCAGTCGACTAACAAAGCTAGAATGTGATATGCAGGAAATGCATTTAAGGGGCTACGATAAACACGTAGGTATTGCAGAACTTAACAAACATATGAGACGTAGCCGAAAGGAACGTATAAAAGAAGTCGTAAAAGAGTTTGTGTTTTATATCGTGCCGTATGTAGTAGCTATGGTTTTAATTTTTTCAATCATGAGTATGAGAGGATAGTTATGGAATTTATCCATTATTTAGTTTGGTTTGTATGTGGGTTCTTTTGTGGGGCGACGTTAATGCGAGATAAGATTAACCGAGAAACACGTAAGCGTTATGAAGAAATGTTAAACGAAATGAAAACGGGCAGACCACGTGTTCGTGAAATTAAGGAGAATGACGAATGAAAACAATTAAGTTTAGTGTAGTAGCACAAGTGTCACTTGATGAGGACAAGTTAAGAATGATAGGTTCATTGGGCGCAGAGATTACACCCGAGACTTATATCGAGTCAGTCATTAAAGACCATGTGCAAGACAGAGGTATGTTGATAAACATTAATGTTTTAGAAGGTGACATATATAAAGACGTTAAGGAATATCAGCACACGTTGATTAACCACAAAGCCGTCGAGGAACTAGAGCAGGAAATACTAGACGCGAAGGCTTGTATCAATGGCAACTGCGAGGACTAACCATGAGACTAAAATGGGGTGAAGCATTTGAAGCCTACGATAAGTGGGTGTCATTGGGTGTTAGTCGCAAGACTAACAATGCAGATAAACTTAAATGGTGTACGGGATATGTGTATGCCAAGCAACAGGAAGTGGAGAAACTAAATGCGACTCACAAAAAGAATTAACCGAAAGGAGTATGTGATATTGGCTTGGACTAAAGACGAGGTGATATTGCAGAACGTACTAGACGCTGATGACATCATTACGAAGTCACGGCGTAGTGTGTATGGTATTCGTAGACCCACTTGAGAACATTGATTAAGATGTTAAAGTATGGTATACTGTATCATATAGTGGTAAAGTTTATTAAATAACAACAGGAGAATGGAAATGGAAACACTAGAGTTAAATCAGAACCTTGTTAGTCCAACGACTAACACAACACCAAGCATATCTTCATCAGCAATGCTTGTAGAACTAAATATCTCATTGTGGACAGGACGTAAGTTTGATAAGAATGTATCACAAGAGATTGACACACAGAAAAACGCTACAACTAGGGCAGGTAATTATCATAAGAAGTTATTTGCAGACGAACCTAAGTTTGAAGCTATCACAAAATTCGCAGGTAATGCTAGGACTGCACACTATTATCAGACTATGCCATGGTCGGATAGTGGACTACGCTTACTAACAACTCCTTTATTCTTTGAGTATAACAAAAAGATGACGGAAGCCGATGCCGAATTCAATCGGTTGGTAAGTGAGTTTATCAATGACTATGACAACATGATTGCACGTGCGCATACCAAGCTAGGCAACTTATTTAATCCCGAGGACTATCCGAGTATAGACGAAGTGGCAGACAAGTATCACTTCAGACTAAAGTATAGCCCCGTTCCCGAAGTCGGTGACTTTAGGGTTGACGTAGGGCAAGACGCATTGAAACAACTTAACGAGAGTTATGCCAACTATTATCAAGAGCAACTGAACAATGCATACAAAGATGTATGGCAGAGAACTTATGACGCATTGAAGTCTATGAGTGATAGGTTAGCAGGTGATAACAAACAAATCTTTAGGGATACTCTTGTCACAAATGTGACTGGCATCGTCGAATTACTCGACAAGTTTAACGTGACGAATGATGACGCTATGCGCAAAGCTAAATTAAAAATTACTGACGCATTACGTGGTATCACACCCGACGCGCTACGTGAAGATGATTATTTACGTCATGACACTAAACGCAAGGTTGATGAATTATTAAAAGAGTTTGCATGGTAGTACGTGTTAGTCCGTCGACTAACTTAATTTTAAAATGGAGACACACATGAAACAATCAGCAGAAAGTTTATTCGCACAATCTATTGATGAGTGCGCAGATAGTATCTTGGCAACAGGTAATAAAGTGACAACATTGGTACAAGGTCATATGGGTACAGGTAAGTCAAGTATCCTTAAAATCTTAGCAAGTAAATTGCCCGACCATATCCCATGTTATTTTGACTGCACCACTAAAGATTTAGGTGACTTGATGTTGCCGAAAATAGTCAGTGATAGTGACGAGGATTATGTCAAGTTTGTACCGAATGAGGAAATGGGTATGCACCATGATAAGCCAATCATCTTAATGATTGATGAGTTTGGCAAAGCGAACCCATCAGTTAAGAACGGCATGATGCGTATTATGTTAGAACGTACAATGGGGAATAAGAAATTGCACCCCGAGTCTATCGTATTTGCAACGACTAATCTTGGCACAGAAGGTGTTGGTGACTTACTTATGCCCCACCATAGAAATCGTATCACAGTTATACGAATGAAGAAACCTACTGCAACTGAATGGATTGAGAACTATGCGCTTAATGCAGGAATACACCCTGCACTTATCATGTGGGTTAAAGAGAATGGTGAACAACTATTTCAGACGTTCGAGGAAGTCGAGAAACCCGACGACGAAGTAGGTGGTAATCCGTATATCTATCACCCACAGGCTCAACGCCCTGCTTTCTTTACTCCACGTTCAGCAGAGTTAGCAAGTCATTGGTTATGGGCAAAGGATAAGATAAGTCACAATGCCTTGAAGTCCAACTTGATTGGTACTATCGGCGCACGTGGTGGCGCAGACCTTGACGCATATATCGAACTGGTTGACCAACTTCCAACACAGGAAGATATTAAGACGAAACCAACTGATGCCAAAGTACCAGATACAGCATCAGCAGTAGTCATGGTTGTCTATCGAGCATTGGCAACTATGAACAAAGACTTCATTGACCCGTTCATGGTTTATCTAAACCGACTAGACAAAGAAGCACAAGCATTGTTTGCTATGCAAGTACGTAATCCTAAGTACCAAAAACAAGCAATCGTCATGAGTAATAAGAAATTCACCGAGTGGTGTATTGCTAACAACTTCATGTTTAGTGCAGATAAAAAATAATGTTAGTCGCCCGACTAACAACTAGGAGAATGATATGTTAAACATAGGTAAGCAACTAACGGCAGAACAACGTCTTTACAAAGCAACTACCGACATCATTGGTCGAGATGAATTTGTAGCACTCGCAGGTGTATTGATGATTGGTAGTAAGCAAGTAGTAGATGATGTACCAACTGCTTGTACCAATGGCAAAGACGAACTGTATGGCAGAGAGTTTGTAGATAAACTATCTGATGCCGAATTCAGATTTGTTATGCTACACGAATGTTATCACAAGATGTATAGACACTTGAGTACGTGGCAACATCTTAATAAGATTGATGCTATGCGAACTAACCAAGCGTGTGACTATGTGATTAATCTTAAACTTGCAGACACAGACGCATACAAACAAGGTTGGATACGTATGCCTAATGGTGGACTCATGGATACACAGTTTGCCAACATGAACACAGAACAAGTGTTTAAGTTATTACCACCTAATGACGGACAGGGTAATGGTCAAGGTGGTGGTCAAGGGTTCGATGAACATGATTGGGAAGGTGCTAAAGAACTATCGACTGAGGAAGCCGAAAGTCTAGCACGTGAGATTGATGAAGCCGTACGTCAAGGTGCAATCATGGCAGGTAAAATGGGTACAGGTGGACTACGTGACTTGAAGGATTTGCTCGAGCCTAAAAAGAATTGGAAGGAACTCTTGCGAGAATTCATGACAACTACGTGTGCAGGTAAGGACTACTCAACATGGCGTAAGCCTAATCGTAGGTACATAGGATACGATATGTTAATGCCTAGTAGTATCAGCGAGTCAGTCGGTGAGATAGTAGTAGCAATCGACACGTCGGGTTCAATCGGTGAGTACGAACTACGTGCCTTCCTATCCGAAGTCAAAGGTATATGTGACAACGTGAAACCTAGTAAGGTACGAGTCTTGTATTGGGATACTGAGGTGTGTGGTCATGAAGTATATAACCAAGACGAACTCGACAACTTACCGAAGTCAACTAAACCGAAAGGTGGTGGTGGAACTATGGTTGAGTGTGTACCAACTTATATGAACGAGCATGGTATCAAGCCCGAGTGTGTAGTCGTATTAACAGATGGACACTTGGGTGGTTCATGGGGTACATGGAGTGTACCTTTGATATGGTGTATTCAAGGTAATAAACGAGCAACACCTAATGTGGGTGTGGCAGTACATATTGATTAATATGTTAGTCGACAGACTAACACTAACTTTAAGGAAACTAAAATGGGTGCAATAGAAGCTAAAGTAGCACAAATAGGTAGAATAAATAAATTTAAAACATCTGAATATGGTAAATCAATTCATCGGGGTATGTCTACGTTTGATGAAGTAGTAAAAGCATATGAAAGCATTACGCCTGTGAGAACTAAAGATACAGGCTTACGTATGCAGGACAGACGACCACTCAATAGTCGTTGGAAATGGTGGGAACGTGTGTATAAGTTTGATGATAATACTTATGGCTTATGTGATGGACATGAATGGTGGTGGGGTGGCAAGGAGGAACTTATGCAGACTTGCCCTATTCTGTGGGAACGTAAAGCCGATGGTGAATATATAACCATACGTAATCACTACCACAGATGGCAAACATCATATACAAGGTTTGAATTTCTAGCATGGTACTTGCCTGTCGGAATAACATTTTGGTATAACACAGGTAAACATTTTATTAACTATGAGGACAAAGATTATGCGTTGCCGAAAATGGTTAGTAATGTGAAGTGGGGTTCGAGTGGAACTATCGAAGTATTACAAGACCATAAGATTATATTTAAACGTGAAGGAAATAATTTTACACGTGTTAATAACTTATTGCCTGTATCCACTAAACGTAAGGGTGAACTCGCATATCAATATCAAGACAAGATATTAAAGTTATGGGATTGGGCAAATGTCATGTTGCCTGTGTTAGGTGATAGCCTAACGCATGAAGGACTAAGTGTTTATTCAGACTCAATGACAGATAACAAAAATGGTATGTGGTATTGGCGTCAAGAGAACGACCCTAAACAAGTATTAGAGATACTTGATGATGAAGAACACCCAAAGAAAATGGCACTTGCAGTATGTGTTGCCTATGCAACTGAGTCTATTGGAATGGGTAGGCACTATCAAGTAGGAGATAAATCACGCCAAAAGTTTGTAGATATGCTACGTAAACTTGGTGGTATGTATGATGTTGATTATAAATAAAGGAGACAACTATGAGAGAAACAATTAAAAGTATTATGGAACACTCAAACAATAAAGATATTGTTGGGAAGATGTGTGAGGATACTAAAGAGTATGGTTGGGATAAGTGGGTAAGTGGGTATCCGACAGATGACAAGATGAAACCCTTATTGGAGATGATATTAACGGCTATGCCGAATATAAAAATCTATCCACGAAGCACATCAAGACTTATAAAACCTACACAAGAAATACGTATCGTGCAAGACTTTTATTTATATACGGATACTTGCGCGTTTCCGTTAGGTCATGTTGGGTTCAAGGACTACACAGTCGGTCGAGGTGAAGGTACTGCAACGTATGGTGTATATAGTCGTAAGATACAGAATGCCAAGTACCATGATAGTCGTGAGGAATTTCATATGATTATGACATCTAATATTGACAAGGCATTCAAAGCAGTTAAGACGTATGCCGTACCATACACAGACAAAGAACTTGCTAAAGAATATTTTGATGGCTTATCAAGTAAAGTTAATGATACGGCAAGAGGTATCAAACGTGACTTAGATAATCTCGTAGGTAAAATTAAATGGGGCAGTGACAAAAATGTTATAGAGGAACTGCTTTATTTAAAAAGTCAAGGTATAAAGTTTAAGACAGAAGTATTTAATGAGGTTGCAAATAGTATTCAAGAAGCGTATGAGAAAGTTAGGGAAGAAGAAAGTCGCAAGGTCGGTGCATTATTTGTACATTTCAGAAAAGTAGGTGATGATATGTATGCTGATGTTGAGGAACTATCTGATGTAAGAAGCAAACGTGATGCAGAGTTTGTTAGTCCGCCGACTACCTACTTAGCTTCGGAACTTCCTGAACATATACTCAACGGCGTATCTGTGCTTAACATCTTACAAGATGGGCAATATGTAGCACGTATCGGACAAAAGATTGACAATGAAACATTTTGGTTAGAGAGGGGATAATATGCAACATCAACTATCAAGAGTAGAACAGATTGAAGCGCAAGTCATTACAGACTTATTCAAGAGTGTGCATAGCAGAGGAGAAAAGATACATGACGTTTTAAGTGACGCTAATGTTGAAGCACTCCTTAATATGTTAGCAGAACAACCTATCTATCGTGTGACAATACATGACAGAACAGGAGAGGTTAATACAGATTGTTATGATTTGTTAGAAAACTTTGCACCCGAATTAAAAATGCGTTATGATAATATAAATGCATTACCTAAGTGGGCGCAGGAGAAGTTAGCCGTACTTATGGTATTAGACCCCGACAAAGTGAACAACGATGTAGTCGGTGTAGGGAGACGTATTAGCCGTAATATCTATTGGCTATACAAGGAGAACGAGAATGGCAACAACCCCCGAGGGGAAAGTTAAGAAACAAGTGCGCTTAGTCTTGGATAGGCTAGGCGCATATTATGTGATGCCAGTCACTAACGGATTTGGGAAGCAAGGTGCGCCCGATTTTTTAGTGTGCTATCAAGGATTATTTTTTGGTATAGAATGTAAAGCAGGTAAGGGTAAGACCACTGCATTACAAGAACTTAATCTAAAACATATACAAGATGCAGGGGGAACTGCATTAGTCGTATATGAACATGATGTAGTAAATTTAGAAAATCAGTTAGTCGGTCGACTAACATCATTAGGAGAATGAGAATGGACGAGCAACAAGCGCAAGTAGAACAAAACTTTAATATACTTATTAAAGAAGTCATGGATGTATTTCGTAAGCACAACCCACCTATTGAAGTCGCAGTATCAAGTGTATTCTTTGTATTGTCGGAAGTAGCACAAAACATTAATGTGCCTAAAGAAGCCCTTATTACAAGATTATCAGAAGTATATGATATGGTGACTGACATGAGACAAAAGGCTCAAGAAGCGCAACCTACTCAAGAAACTCAAGAATAAGGACACGATATGGAAGAAAAAACAAGCGTTCCTTTTTTATTTGTAGCAACACCCATGTATGGTGGTTTATGTCATGGTACGTTTGCCACAAGTTTACTCACTATGGTCAGTACATTTACCAATGCTCAGATGGGATTTACCTTTGCACATATGATGAACGAGTCTTTAATTACTCGCGCACGTGATAGTTTAGCAAATGACTTTTTAGATACTGAAGAATGTACTCATCTTATGTTTATTGACTCAGACATTGGATTTAATCCACAAGATATTATTCCAATGGTAAATGCCGATAAAGATATTATCGTAGGCTTATATCCTAAAAAAGAAATTAATTGGAATCAAGTATCAGAAGCAGTAAAACAAGGTGTACCACCACAAGCACTAGGTGATTACACAGGTGTGTTTGTAGTCAACTCTGCTAATAATGAAAGCCAACTTGAAGTAAAACTTAGTGAACCTATTGAGATTGCTAATGGTGGTACAGGCTTTATGTTAATTAAGCGTAATGTTATTGAGAAATTAAAAGATGTTGTACCAACTTATAATAGCGATATGTATAAAATAATAGATACAGAACGTAAGCCACGAACAATATACCAGTTCTTTGACACAAGCATTGATAAAGATTCGGGCAATCGTTTGTTATCAGAAGATTATCATTTCTGCAAATTAGCACGTGACAATGGCTTTAAAGTATGGGCTGCGCCTTGGGCGCAATTATCTCATACAGGCTCATATACATTCAGCGGATTTTTACCAAGAACATAGGAGCATATATGATGAAACATTATGAGAAACCTTTAGGCGAAAAAATAATTGAAGCAATCATTCTTACTATTACTATCACAGGAACAATCTTTATGATGTATGGGTTATATCAAGTCATAGATTTAGTATATATGAGAGGTCAGTTATCATGTTAGATTACGCAAGAAAAATGTCTTATCTTTTAAAACAACCTTTTGAAACATCTGCCGAAGCTATGGTACGTATGCGTGAAGCGTCAATTCTTATCGATAGATTAGTTATGAAAATAGAAGAAACAAAACCCATTCATAAAAAAAGAGATAAAGAAATAATTGATGTCCCATATGAAACCGAAATCAACCCACATGAGAACCTAGATGAAGCAGATATTGCGGAAGAAATAGATTCATTTACAAGAAACAATGTAGGCTTTGATTAATGGGATTGATGCGAAACCCCAACGCACCACATATAGACTTTACCGATTTAAACGGGGTATATAAAAACTATGTACCTTCTAACATCGATATGATGTATGAACGTAATGGATATTTTTTAGTGGGTGAATGGAAACGTCCTAACGAATCTATAAGTATTGGACAATCAATATTGCTGAAGCAGTTAGCAAAACAACCAAGGTTTATTGTATTAATCATACAAGGTAATACCGATGCAGGTATGCACATAGATGAGTTTTGGTTATTAAAAAGTGATGGAAGTAAAAAGTCTTTGGGTAAATCGCTTGAATCATTACGAAACTTTATCCACAGATTCTTTAAAGAGATAGCAGATAAATAAATGTACACAAAATTAGATGATTGGAAGTTAGCCAATCAAGTAGTGGAATACTTAACAGTAAATCCAAAAGCAACACAAAAAGAATTATGCGAACATTTTAGAACAAATGAACGTAGGTTAAAACAATTAGAAGAAGAACATCTTATTAATATAAGTCATACAAGGAGACAATATGGCACAACCCCAAGTACACAAGAGTAGACGACACAATAACCCTATGCTTACACATAACGGCAGACCTAAGTATAAAGCGTTTACCATTAAACAATTAGAAGAAGCATTGACGAAAGCAGAAGCAGGTAAGAAACGTGCCAAGATAATGCAAGAGATAAAAAGAAAAACAAAATGATTGTTTACAGAGTTTTAAATTTGTTTGGGGTAAGGAAGCGATGTGTTAAACAACGCAAGTCAGATAAAAATAAAAGATTACGCACTAAATTAAAAAGAATTAGAGGACATAGATATTGGTGGAAAGAAGTAGAATGATTCCGTTTAGTCATGCAGTATTAGATAGTGATGGCGAAGTCTTACGCAAATATAGATGGAGTGCCAAAGAAGCCAAGTGGCATAAAGAACAAGGCAAGAATGTAGTTGCATTACCTAAAGAAGTTGAAAAACCATTTAACACTAACGATTATGAGGAAGCCCCCTTCTGATGAATGAACCAACAATACAGATGATATTTCCAATCCCTATTATGTTTACAGATATAGGTAGGGACTTTACTCAAGTTGAATTAGCTTTTGTTCAATCTCATTCAACCAAGGATAAAACTAATCGTAATGTAGGCAACATTACTTCTAATAACAGCTACATATTAGAAGAACCCGAAATGTCAGATATAAAAGTACTACTTACAAAAGCTATTAATATGTATGTACAAAAAATATATAAACCAAAATATCCTGTGGAAGCATATATCACACAATCATGGTTAAATTATACTGCCAAGGGAGAATACCATCATGTTCATGACCACCCTAATAGTTTTATATCGGGTGTGCTGTACATACAAACTGATGCTACTAAAGATAAGATTACATTTCATAAAAAAGGGTATAGACAAATACAGTTATCAACAGATGAGTATGATATTTATAACTCTGATTCATGGTGGTTTAATGTTAGTACAGGGGGAATTGTAATGTTCCCATCTAGTACTACACATAATGTAGAAAATGTTATATCTGATGAAACAAGAATTAGTTTAGCATTTAATACCTTTGTCAAGGGTACTCTTGGTAATAAAGAATTATTAACCGAACTTATAACTAAGGAAATATAGAGAATGAAGTTAATAACGATTGACTTTGAAACATATTATGACAAGGTAATATTTAGTTTATCTAAAATGACCACAGAAGAATATGTGCGTGATGATAGATTTGAAGTAATAGGTGTAGCCATTAAAGTTGATGATAAAGAAACTGAATGGGCGAGTGGTACACATGAACAAATAAAAGCATGGTTGCAAACATTCCCATGGAAAGACTCCATGATGTTGGCTCATAACTGTATGTTTGATGGCTTTATATTATGGGAGAAATTCGGTATCGCCCCTAAAGTTTATGCAGATACATTATGCATGGGTCGTGGGCTTCATGGTGTTGAAGTGGGTGGCAGCCTAGCTGTATTGGCTGAAAGATACAAATTAGGTGTTAAGGGTGATGAGGTTATTGCAGCGTCGGGTAAAAGACGTGAGGACTTCACACCACAAGAACTTAGTAGATATGGTGACTATTGCATTAACGACGTAGAACTTACTCATAAACTATTTTATTCAATGCTATCAAAAGGCTTTCCTAAACAGGAAATGAAATTGATTGACTTGACATTACGTATGTTCATTCAGCCGAAACTAGATTTGGATTTGAATTTGCTTGAGATGCACTTAACAGACATCAAAGAAAAGAAAGCTAAACTTTTAGCCGAAGCTAATGTAGAGAAAGAAGAACTAGCAAGTAATCCTAAGTTTGCAGACCTGTTAAGAAGTTTAGGCGTTGAACCACCGATGAAGGTGTCACCAGCAACGGGTAAAGATACTTTCGCATTAGCAAAGAATGACGAAGAATTTAAAGCCCTAGCTGAACACCCCGATGTCAGAGTGCAAACATTAGTTGCGGCAAGGCTTGGTACAAAATCAACCCTAGAAGAAACCCGAACTGAAAGATTTATTGGGATTGCTAAACGAGGATTGATGCCAGTGCCTTTGAAATATTACGCGGCGCATACTGGAAGGTGGGGTGGTTCAGACAATTTGAACTTACAAAATTTACCTAGCCGTGGCGAGAACGCAGGTAAATTAAAGAAAGCTATTATTGCCCCCGAAGATTATATTATTATTGATGCTGATTCCAGTCAGATTGAAGCACGTGTATTAGCATGGCTTGCAGGACAAGATGATTTAGTTGAAGCGTTTGCTAAAGGTGAAGATGTATATAAGATTATGGCATCTAAAATATATGGTAAACCTAAGGAAGAAATTACTAAAGAAGAAAGATTTGTAGGTAAGACTACAATTCTTGGTGCAGGATATGGTATGGGTGCAGTTAAGTTTAAAGCCCAACTTAAAACATTTGGCACAGATGTGACCGAAGATGAAGCTAAACATATTATTGAAGTGTATCGCCAAACCTATCCATATATAGTAAACCTATGGAGAGAAGGTCAAAAATCTTTAGAGGCATTATCTAAAGGCATGACAACATCTTTAGGTAGAAGTGGTGTATTATCCCTGGCCCCAGATGAAAAGGGCATAAGACTCCCTAGTGGTTTATTGATGAGATATGACCAACTTGTTCACATGCGAGATGAAGATAACAAATTACAGTTCCAATATAAGACAAGATATGGTTGGAATAAAATTTATGGTGGTAAGGTAATTGAGAATGTTTGTCAAGCATTAGCCCGTTGTATTATTGGTGAACAGATGATTGAAATATCCAAGAAGTATGATGTGGTATTAACAGTACATGATGCAGTTGCGTGTATTGCTAAGGAAGAAGAAGCAGAAACAGCACAGAAGTATGTAGAAAAATGTATGAGATGGACACCCGAATGGGCTACAGGATTACCTGTAAACTGTGAGTCGGGCTTTGGTAAAAGTTATGGAGACTGTTAAATGAACCCAGAATTAAATGAAGAGTTTACATGGTGGTATGAAAGAGTTTTTTGTCAAAGCCCTAGTATGTGCGAACTTAAATATGATGATGAAAAGATGTGGCAGGCATGGATAGCGGGATATAAATTAGGTCGTGACAATGCTTATAAAAGAAAAGATATACCACCCGAAATTTTTACAATACCAAAAGAAAAACATATACATACAATGAATAAAGATAAAGAGGTGGAAAATGACTAACGAAGAACAAAAAACAATGTCAGTATTACAAGAAGCCCATAAGATTATCTATGGGGATAGGGAAAAGACTTATGGTCACCCCGATAAAAACTTACGCACAATATCTAAAATGTGGAATGCTTATATATCTGCTACAAATGAGCGTGAACTAAATGCTAAAGATGTTGCTGTATTAATGATATTATTAAAAACAGCTAGATTAGCTAATGACCCAAACAATAGAGATTCTATTGTGGATATTTGTGGTTATGCAGCGTTAATTGAAAGATGCAAAGATGACTAAAATACCTGCGTGGTCATATTCTTCTATAAAAATGTATGACCAATGTCCAAAAAAGTATTATCATATTAAGGTATTAAAAGATGTAGTAGAACCATCTACCGATGCAATTACATATGGAAAGAATTTCCATTTAGCCGCAGAACGATACGTACGTGATAACGTACCACTACCATCACAGTTTGATTTTGTAAAGAGTGCTTTAGATAATCTTAAACAACTCGAAGGTGAGAAGTTCTGTGAGTATGAAATGGGATTGACTTCTAACTTAGAACCTTGTAAGTTCAAAGACGAAAATGTATGGTGGCGTGGTATTGCTGATTTACTTATTCTTAATGGCGATGAAGCAAGATGCATTGATTATAAGACGGGTAAGTCTGCTAAGTATGCGGATACCGACCAGTTAGAGTTAATGGCTTTAGCTGTGTTTAAGCATTTCCCACAGATTAAAAAGGTAAAAGCAGGTTTATTGTTTGTTGTATCAAAAAACTTTGTCAAGGACTCGTATTCTATCGAGAACCAAGATAAAATGTGGATGAAGTGGTTTAATGAATTTAATCGTATGAAGTTCTCATATGAGAATAACATATGGAATCCAAGACCAAGCGGTCTATGTAAGAAACATTGTTACGTATTAGAATGCCCCCATAACGGAAGGAATTAATATGCCTTATGTAAATAAGCCAAGACCATATAAAAAAGAATATCAGCAACAAAAGGCTAGGGGTGAACTATCACGTCGCATGGAAAGACAACGTGCAAGACGTGCGGTTGACAAGATGTATAAAGATGACCCAAGAGATAAAGACCATACAGCCGAAGTTAGAGAAGGTAAAGATGTGGCTCATGTAAAAGCACTTGATAAGGGTGGCTCTAATAAAGATGGTGTATATATTGAAAAGTCAAGTCAGAATAGGTCATTCAAACGAGATAAAAAATCAAACCTAGTTTCTGAAAAGACTAAACGTGGTGATAAAAAATTATCAAAAGTAATTAAATTAAAAAAATAAGAATGGTGTAATAGGTGTTTACGTAAGGTGGGAGTGGTAAACATCAACCTCTACTCTGAGGCTCATACAAACCTCACCAGTCGGTACTGCTAGTTTCCTGCGGGGAGCCGACATCTATTGGAGAATGGATTTGGAGATAATTGACAATAAAGCAATATTGCTTAAACTTCGTGACCCTAATAAAGTCACGACTGTAATACCTAAAAGTAAAGATATAGGTAACAACCAAGTTTTAGTCAACTGGGGGCTTGATGAAATGCAAGTCCTCAAGAATCTCCAAATAAAAAACATCTTATCCCCCATCGTATCTAAGTACGACTGGCCCGGGATGCACAAACCTTTCGAGCATCAAAAAACAACTTCGTCATTTCTAACACTTCATCGTAGAGCTTTTTGTTTAAACGAACAAGGTACAGGTAAAACAGGTTCAGTCATATGGGCTGCAGATTACCTTATGACCATAGGTAAAGTAAAACGAGTACTTGTGATATGCCCTCTATCTATTATGGATTCGGCATGGCGAGCAGACTTATTTAAATTTGCTATGCATCGCACAGTAGATATTGCATATGGAACTAAAGAGAAACGTACTCGTATTATTAACTCTGATACTGAATTTATTATTATCAATTATGATGGTGTAGAAATAGTTAAAGATGTTATTGCCGAAAGTAAATTTGACCTTATAGTTATTGACGAAGCTAATGCTTATAAGAATACACAAACAACTAGATGGAAAACACTTAATAAAATTCTAACGCCAGACACATGGCTATGGATGATGACAGGTACACCTGCGGCACAATCTCCCGTAGATGCATATGGGCTAGCTAAATTAGTTAATCCTAAAAATGTACCTAAGTTTTATACCACGTTTAAAGACATGGTGATGTATAAGATAACCCAATTTAAATGGGTGGTCAGACCTAATGCAGATAAGATTGTATATCAATCATTACAACCTGCTATTCGATTTACTAAAGATGAGTGTCTTGACTTACCTGATATGACTTATGTAACTCGTGAAATCGAACTCACTCCACAGCAAAAGAAATACTACAATGCCCTACGCAGTAAGTTAGTAGTTCAAGCATCGGGAGAACAGATTACAGCCGTTAATGCAGCGGTGGGTCTTAGTAAATTATTACAGATTTCATGTGGTGCTGTTTATTCCGATTCTGGTGAGACATTAGAATTTGACATTAATAACCGCTATAAGGTGTTAAGAGAAGTCATCGATGAAACACAGCAAAAGATATTAATATTTGTTCCATTTAAGCATACTATCCAGCTCTTACAACAGCAATTACAACAAGATGGTTTTACAACTGAAGTTATTAACGGAGATGTTTCGGCAAATCGACGTGCAGAAATATTTAGAGAGTTTCAAGAAACACCTAACCCACGTATATTAATTATTCAACCACAAGCGGCGGCACATGGTGTGACATTGACTGCGGCAGATACAGTTATTTGGTGGGGGCCAACACCAAGTTTAGAAACATATGCTCAAGCTAATGCTCGGGTACATCGAGCAGGACAAAGACATCCCGTGACAATCGTACGATTACAAGGTTCAAATGCAGAGAAACATATGTACAAAATGCTTGATACACGTATTACTGACCATACAAAGTTAGTTGACCTTTACAAGAATTTGCTTGACTAAGATAAAGTTTGATAGTATATTTACTACCTAACTATAAGGAGAATAGTGATGGAGAATGATTTAACATTGGAGAAACTTACTCGTATTTATATAAAAATGCGAGAGAAAAAAGCCGAACTCACCCAAGAACTAGAAGCGCAAATATCTGAACTTGACGAGAAGATGAAGACTGTCAAGACAGGTATTTTAGACCATATGAAAGAAATTGGTGCTGAAAGTTTAAGGACTGATGCAGGTACTGTATATCGTACGGTTCGTACAACATATTCAACAAACGACTGGGATTCTATGAACAAGTTTATTCTTGAGCATAGTGTGCCTGAATTATTAGAGAAGCGTATTCATCAAACTAATATGAAGGCATTTTTAGAAGAACACCCCGATGTGCTTCCGCCGGGACTTAACGCAAACATGGAATATTCCGTGACAATTAAAAGGAGTAAGAATGGCTGAAGAACTATTTGTACCTATTGAAGATGTAGCTAAACATTTTTCAGTATCTATATCTACAGTTCGCACATGGATTCGTTCAGACTTAATCCCTGCATTAAAACTTGGCGGTGTATATCGTTTCAAGATTAGTGAGGTGGAAGCAGCTTTACGTAAACTAAGCAACAGTGGATTGCTTGATAGCATAAGCGAGACTACAGAAAGTGCAGATGATGCACCAAACGTAGAAGTATTTAACCCTAACGAAGATTTATAAAAGGAGAATGGTATGAGTGATTTAACTCTATTTTCAAACAGTAGTGAATTACCTGCGTATTTAAAGAACGCAGCATTAGATGATGTAACTAGCGCACTAGCTGGTGAATCATTAGGTTCACGTCGTATTAGTATTAAAGGTGGTGTTTTCCGTGAAATGATTGGCGGTAAAGAATACCGTGTATCAGAAGAACGTTCTATGAATGTTGTCATTGTGAAAGCAGCACCAAAAGTTTCACGTATCTTTTATTCTGGAAGTTACTCAGAAGGAGAAACCGTGTCCCCAACTTGCTGGTCATCCGATAGTCAACGTCCCGATGAAAAGGTCAAGGAAAAGCAATCAGCCACCTGCTTGACTTGTACTAAAAACATCAAAGGGTCTGGCCAAGGTGATAGTCGTGCTTGTCGTTACCAACAACGTCTTGCCGTAGTGGTAGACGGAGAGATTCAAAAACATGAAGTATACCAACTTGTATTACCCCCTACTTCTGTTTTCGGTGATGGCGAAAAAGGTAAATTACCCCTACAAGCATATGCTCGTCATTTGAAAAATAATGGTGTGCCTATTACAGGTGTCGTAACGGAGATGAGGTTTGATACAGCAAGCCCTACACCTAAGTTAGTATTCAAACCAGTTAGACCTTTGACTGAAGAAGAATATAATACAGTACAGCACCTTAAAGATTCTTCAGAAGCTATCAGTGCAATTACATTAACTGTTGCACAAACTGATGGTGTTAAAGAGAATAGACAAGCAGCGATTGCTGCACCAGAAGCAGTTATTGAAGAACCAAAGAAAGCAGAACCGAAGAAAGCTCCAGTAGCTAATGAACCTAAATTGGAAGATTTAGTTGGCGAGTGGGATGATATTTAATTAACGGTTTGGGGTGGGTAACACCACCCCATCTTTCTTAGGGTGGCTATGAATAACTTGGATTTTTTACGTCAAATTCTTGGCGATGAGGGCTTCTATTGTATAGTGGGGTTGAAGAAGGATTCTGATAAACCTGTTCAGAAATTCTTTCCTAAACTAGACGATGCCTTTATTGTTGCTGAGAATTTAAAGAATGATGGCTATGATGCTTACTATGCACTAGCTACATTCGAAGATGGCAAATCTCGTAAAACTAATAATGTTAAACAATTAAGGTCATTGTTTTTAGATTTAGATTGCGGTACGGGAAAAGCCTACGATACGCAACAAGAAGCTATCGAAGCTTTAAAGAATTTCTGTAAGGCAAGTGGTATGCCGAAACCAACGCTTATTAACTCTGGCGGTGGTGTGCATGTATATTGGCCTTTAGAGAAACCTATTACTAAAGAAGAATGGTTACCTTTAGCTGAGAAGCTAAAGAGTATGTGTGATGACTTCGACTTATATGCAGACCCTGTGGTGACTGCGGACTCTGTTCGTATATTGAGAGTACCCGGTACTTTTAACTATAAAGAACTTACTCCAAGACCAGTTGAACTCGTAGGGCCGCCAGGTAACATCAATACATATGAAGCACTTAAAGATATTATAGGTGAACCTGTCCTTGTTAAACCTGCGTATATACCACGCGGTGAAATGGATGAAGCAACTAAAGCTATCTTAGGTAATTATACTAATAGGTTTAAAACTATTATGTTAAAGACAGTCAAGGGTGATGGCTGTCAACAACTAAAATATATTATTGAACATCAATCTACCATGTCGGAACCGATGTGGAGAGCAGGACTTTCTATTGCTAAATTCTGTATAGATGCAGATAAAGCAATTCAAAAGATTTCTAGTGGGCATCCAGAATATAATCCAGAGTTTGCTGATAAGAAAGTACGTGGTATTAAAGGTGGTCCTTATACTTGTCAAAAGTTTGAAGAATTTAATCCTAAAGGTTGTGATGGATGTCCACATAAAGGCTCTATCAAATCCCCGATTGTTCTCGGCCGTGAAGTACAAGAAGCAAACGAAGCCGATAACATTGTGGAAGATGTACCAGAAAATGTAAACCAAGGACATACACAAACTTATGTAATACCTAAGTATCCCGAGCCTTACTTTAGAGGTAAGAATGGTGGAGTATTTAAACGAGTCATCAAACAAGAAGATGAAATAGAAGTGCTTGTATATCACAATGACTTATATGTAACACGACGTTTAAGTGATATTGATTTAGGTGAAGCAGTAGTAATACGACTACACTTACCAAAAGATGGTGTACGAGAATTTACAATACCTTTAACTGCGGTTACTTCTAAAGACGAAATTAGAAAGCATATGGCCTTTCATGGTGTAGCTGTTACTAAGACAGAAGAAATTATGCAGTACATAACAACATGGATAAACAAAATGCAATATACAAATAAAACAGATACAGCACACAGACAGTTTGGTTGGGTTAATGATACGTTTGATGCGTTTGTATTAGGTAACAAAGAAGTGCGTGCGGATAGAGTTGACCATAACCCACCTTCATCAGCAACAAACCAATACATAGAGTTTTTTAATATGAAAGGTTCTATGGATAACTGGAAAGACATTATGACTTTCTATACTAAAGCTGGTATGGAGATGCACCAATTTATTATAGGGTTAAGTTTCGGTTCAGTCTTTACTAAGTTTACTCCTGTTAATGGCGCAGTGCTTCATGTGTTTAGTAAGGACTCCGGTATTGGTAAAACAACAGCTATGTTAGCAGGGGCTAGTATATGGGGTGACCCAGCACAACTTGTTCTTAAAGAAGTTGATACGATGGCAACTAAAATGAATCGTGCCGAAATCTACCACAATATACCTTTGTTTATTGATGAGGTTACAAACTCATCACCTGCTGAACTAAGTAACTTCTTATACCAAGTACCGTCTGGTAGTCAACGAAATCGTATGACAGGTTCATCTAATCAAGAACGTACACGTGGAGAGCCATGGCATCTAACTTGTGTGACTACGGGTAATACTTCTATTATGGAAAAGATTAGTATTCTTAAAGCATTACCTAAAGGTGAAGCGATGCGTATTTTAGAAATACGTGCACAGCCTGTAGCAGGACTAGAGAAAGAATTTACTGATGAATTAAGTAATAAGATTTTATCTAACTATGGTCATGCAGGTGTTCTTTATCTACAGTTTGTAATGAATAACTTAGAGTCTATTAAAGCTCTTTACAAAACAACACAATTGAAGTTGGATAAAATGTGTGGCTTTACACCATCAGACCGATTCCATTCTGTAATCGTAGCAGACGGTATTATGGGATTGATGATTGCTAAACGTGCGAAGTTAATTGATTTCGACATTGCTGCAGTTGTCAAGTGGATTACGGCTGTAACTGCTAATGTAAAAGAACAAGCTAAATCTATGGATATAGATGCAGAGTCTATGTTATCAAGGTTCTTAGCTGAAAACTATAACAACATCTTACGTATTAAGAGTACAGATGACGCACGTAGTGCAGGCAATAAGATTGACTTAGACCATTTGATTATTCCAGATGCAACTCCTCGTACGTCCTTTATGGTACGGTATGAATATGATGAACAGATGATGTATATTTATCCTGCACCTTTACGAGATTGGTGTGTCAAGCATCAGATTAATTATGAAGGATTAGTAGACTCATTAAAACGTGGTAGAACCAAAGCCGTTATAGATAAGAAGCGTATGGGTAAAGGCACTCGTATGAGCCTACCATCAGTAGATGTGCTATGGGTTAATTGTAAGGAATGGTTAAATGAAGAAGAACTTGTTGCCACAGCAGAACATAAAGCCGCGCTCGAAGGTGATGAGGCTGGGCCAATTGTGCCCTGATGGAGTAGTTATAGATGTGAATTGGGATAAGTTTGAAGTAGGTTCTTCAGTATTTATCCCTGCCATCAACCTTGCCGAATTGGAAAAACAGGTCAAAAATGTGGCAAATAAGATGAATTTTGATATAAAAAGCGCAGAAAGAATAGAAAATAGTAAATTAGGTATGCGCTTTTGGAGAATTTTGTGATATATTATGAGGGCAACATTCCATTCTCCATGAGTTGCAATCTCCTCCCGGCCTCTGTTCAACAGGGGCCTTTTTATTTATCGCCGTATTCGGCAGCGTCTGCTTGAAGTTCCTTTAACATCTTCTTAGAATAACGCACACCATTAACCATTTCTTTAGTAGCACGGTCAAATTGCTTTTTAGATTTTTCTAGGTCACGAGTAATAGTGCCTGTATTAATACCAAGTCCCGGATGCTTTTCACCTAGTTCAATAAGTTTGTCTCTAGCTTCATCCATACCATCAACATCTCCTACAGTACGAGCTACGTTCCATTTATTACGGAATTTACTTGCTTGTTGATTAACAAATTTGTCAACACCTTTTTCACGAGCATTGATTTCAAGTTGTTTAGTATAGTCGGCTGGAGCAAAACCAAATGCCTGAGCACCTATGTTCCATGCATTAACATCTCCTGTAATTGGGTCACCACGTAAAGTTGTAGTACCCTCTATTGCATAACGAGGAGCTTTTAATAATGCATTAGATATAGCTGATGGTAATAAATCTTCTAAGCCACGTTCAAAGTGACCTTCATTCATCTTACTATAACCTCTTGCTACACGTTGACCTACACCATAAACTGGGCCGCCTAATACTTGCATAACTTGGTCTTGGAATGTAGATGCACCACTACCAGCTTTTGTATCTCGTACAATTAAATCATTTAGAGATATACGACTTGCAAGAGATAAGTTTGTCATGTATTCGGTAGGACCTTTAAATAAAAAGTCTCCCATATATTTACGTGTAACGGTATCTAAATCATCATCGTCATCATCATTAAACATTCCGTATAACATAGAAAGCATACCAAAGAATGGAACACCACCTACCCCTGCCATAAGAGCAGACATACCAAAGATACCACCTAATTGTTTCCATGCAGCTTTACGTTCAGCAGGACTAAGAGTTTTGTTAAAGGCTTCTTTAGCTGTTTTTAACATCATATAGTACATAGAAATACCATAACGTTTATACATAAAGAACATTTTACCTAACGCATGTTGAGATACACGAGGTGCTGCCGCTGCAGATATACCACCATTAGTAAGTTCAGCAGTATAGATTGCCTTATTAGCAGCATTATTCTCTGCTTGTTCTTGAGTAAGTTTACCTGACCTAATATCAGATTCTAATTTTTGCATTTCTAAATCATATGCTGCAATCATAGTTACTTCACGATTCATACGTTCACCATGATGCATAACCCAACCAGATGCGGCATTAAATTTATTTAAGAAAGTAGAACGTGTATCACCACTTAAAACTTCATAAAGTTGTGAACGATTTAATTGTCCTAATCTATTAGCAACATCAATAAGAGTTTTATATTTTTTACCTATTTCAGAATCAGGTGCATAGTTAGCAATAGATTGCATAACTTTCATTTTTGTTTTACGACCACCTGCACCAAGCACTTCCATTTCTGTAGATGTACCAGAACCTAAAAAGATTTTAGTAGCATTACCAATCGCACCAACTACAGATGCATTATCATATTTACCTTTAAGGTATGGAGCTACAATCATAGGAATGTTAGCCGCGTTGACAATAGCTGAAGAAACGTTAAACCCTAATGTGTAAGCAAACGCAGCCGAATTCAATATGCCACCTAAATCGTTTGGTTTAGGATTAAGCACATAACCTAAATGCTTTTCAAACTCTTGTAAGTATGATTTTTCTAGTTGATTATCACGGGCAGGAGTATCTTCAGTACCTTTACCTACTGTAATTGTGTGCTCACGCATTTTATCTACAACAGAAGTAAGTTTTGGATTGTATGCCATGTTAGCAATCTGATGAGACATACCACGCATCTTACGTTCAAAGACACCAATAGTATCTTCCATGTAACCTTCAACGTTCTTACGTTTTAAGAATGCTTTAGCCGCTGCTGTTTCCGGCAACATAGTTACAAATAAACGCATCATTTCATCAATAGCTTTTTCATCAACATTATTAGTTTCCATAATGCCAAGAACACTATTTACAAAAGAGCCAGATGGTGCACGTCTGTAATTAATATCAGATATTTGTGAGTAAGGTTCTATTTCAGATACACCTGCTTGACCGTCTAATTCTTGCATACGAAGTTTACGTTCATAGTCAGTTTTAAATGCTTCTTGTGCGCGGTCTGCTTCACCATCTTTATTAATAAAGTTATAACCTAACCAATAATTACCTTCACGGCCTAAAGCAAAGTAAGGTTCAATAATGCCTTTCTTAGAAAGTTTATCCATAATTTCTCGTTTAACTTTTTCTTTAGTAGCATCATCAAGATTAGTTTCATTAATACGAGAACGAATAGCATCTTTTAATTCTTCAAACATTTGCTTATATGCATCACGCATAGTGCTGTATAACTTCTGCCATTTAGGTGACAAGCTATTATATTTAGTTTTAAGTTCTTTATATTTTTTAATATCATCTGCATTTTTATAATCAGATATATCTTTAGTAGGGTCTACTTCAAATACCGTACTTTCATTAACAAGTTTGTTAAAGTCATCATGTTGGTTTGGATTTGTTTTGATAGCATCTTTAGCTTCACTTACAACTGCATCTATACCTCTGGATAATTTATTTCTATAACCATCACGTTCATGAATAGTAGAATTAAACTTCATACCTAAACCAGGGAATGCTTCTTTATCAGCAACTTCTCCTAATGCATGCATAGGAAGTAATGCAAGTACTCCAGTTTTAACTGAGGCACTTCCTTGTTTTATACCTTCACTTAATGCAGCTTTTTGATTTTCACCTAAGTAAGGAGCTGTATTAATAAATTTATCTATACCTGTAAAAATTTTCTCGCTTTTAGCGTTAGACGGCGCGTGTAATGCTCCGCTATTGCGATATTGTGGTGCTGGTGATATGAGAACATCAATAATACGGTCAACTTGGTCTAAGGCCGATTCTAGCGGTTTAGGAGGCATACCAACTAATTTGCGTAAAAAATTAGTGATTGCACGGCTAAATTTATCCCATGCGCTATGTTGTCTACCTTGAGGATTAATACCTTGTAGCTTTGCTCTAAATTCTTGGTTTGACCATGCTTCAGCTGCAAACTCTTGAACATTTTCTGCGCCATACGCAGTATCTAATGTATCTTTAACATCATCAAATATTTGTTTTAAGTGACGAGCTAGTTGACTGTTTGGATTATCTAACTCATGAGAAATAACAGAGTGTAATACTTCATGCATAAGCACATGAGTATTCATGCCTTGGTCTGCATCTAAGTAAATAGTGTTATTGCGTGGGTCATAGTATCCTGGAACTTTCTTACCTTCAATACTAACTAGATTCGGCTCAACTCTAACTTTTGCGTCTGACGCAATTTGAGATAAACGATTTGCAGTTTTTGCAATAAATGCATCTTCATTAGCAGTTAGATAACTTAATGCTAATTTTAAATCACCTTGCTGTAATGCTTGAACAATACGAGGATGTAGTACTTGAGATAGATTAGAAATAGCATCTTTAATAATGTCAAATACTTTTACCTTTTGACCATAAATTCTTTCGTAATGGAAAGGTCTTTGTTTCTCTTTAACTTCTTTAGCACGTGCTACTTCTTTTGCTTGCTCTTCAATATACTTAAGAATAGTTGGGTCTCTATCTAAACGGCTTTCTCTTATGCCTTCAATAGCTTCTTGCATTCTTTTAACAAAATCTTTTTGACTTGTTTCAGATGCAGCTCTTTTATACTTGCTAAGGATTTCATTAAATAGTGTTTGAGATTCTTTACTTAAATTTTGATATACCCAAGCAGATGCAAGTTTTGCATTATTACCATTAAGCCCTTCAAAGAATCTTGCTTCAATAGTTGTTTCAGTAGTAGGTTTAAATACAGGTGTATCAAAAGCTAAGTCGTATCCAATGTTAATTAGATTGTCAACAAGTCTTTTCATCTTACCAAAGTATATTTTGGCAGCACGACCTTCATCAGTTTTTTGTTCGTTCTGTAATAATTCAAAACGAACTTTTAATTGGTCATCTAAATTAGTAATATCTTCACCATAGAATGATGAGTATGCTGTATGAGGATTAAATGGTTTTGCTGGAATGGTATACATTTGTTGCCATTCTTGAGTGCCTTCAATTTCTTCTTGAAGGACTTTACGAGGTTTTTGTCTTTCTTTTTTAATACCTTCTTTTTCTGCTTCCGTTAATTCTTCTCCTGCATTTGCAGTAGGGGTAACAGTAGGTGCAGTAAAGGTAGCTTGTGGACCTGCTTGAATTGGTGCTTGACCAACAGTTGCAGTTAATGCACTTGGCTGTGATTTTTTTCCTGTTGCAACTGTTCCAATAGGCCTTCCAGTATTATCCACTGAAACTCCTGTAGGTTCTCCAGCTCCTTCGGCAACGGCTGATTCTGCGGGTCTGTTAGAAATTTCATCCCTTGTTCTATCTGACTCACTGATAACATTAAGTCTTTGTCCATATTCAACCCCTTCATTTATTATGTTGTTTAGTGCAGTTTTTAGTTCTGGAGTAAAATTTCTATTTTTAAAAACTTCTTGTAAAATTTGTTTAGCTGCAACTATATCTGTTGATTTTGATAAATCTTTGTCAACAAGCTGTCTGAATATCCCAGCATTTTCTTTTAATCCAATACCTTTTAATTTATCTGCATCTAGTATATGAGTTGTTTCCGGCGTAGTTACTTCAGGTGCAGCTGCTACTTTTATATTTTCTACAGTTGCATTTTGTACTGGTGTTGAATTTAAATCACCCTTACGAATATTCTCAACGGTAGCTTGTTTATTTTTTACTTGTATGTCTTGTTGTTGCTGATGTTGTTGCAACAAGTTTAGAAGTTGTTGTTCTTGTGTATTAAGACCAAACTGTGCTTGCTCACCTGCTTGAATAGGTGCTTGTCCTACTTGAGCTGTAGGTATAGGTAATTCAAATTGTGTTTGTGGTCCTGCTTGTATAGGTTCACCACCGACTGTAGCTGTAGGTTCTGCACCACCTTGTTGTTCAGCAAGTTGTGTAGGATATAATAGTTGTTGATTTGTTTGTATTTCTTGTTGACGTTGTTGTGTGTCAATAGCAGTTTGTCTAGCTTGCTTACTTCTATTAGCTTCAAATGCAGCACCTGGTGCACCAAATAATGTACCACCTAATGCACCTCTTAATGACGCATCAAGAATACTATCAATACTTTTTTGTGAAAATACTGAATCTTTAGCTCCCGCTAATTCAGAACCATAATTTTGTAATGCTTGCTGTGCGCCTTCAGTTAAACCTTCTGCCGCTGCATTCTTAAGTACTTCTTTGCCGAATTCTCTTTTCCACGTAGTTGGAACTAATTCAGATTTTTGAAGTAACTCATTAGCTACAACTTGTTTTCCTGCAGGACTAATTTGTCTGAGGAATCTTTCAGGTGTAATGACATCAAGTGCAGATACAAGTGGACCTACAGTAAGAGCTAATCCCGGCTCTAGTGAACCTGTCTCTTGATAAATTTGATTAAACGTATCAGGTACGTTCATAGCTAAAGAAGAACCCCATAGTCCTGTCTTTAGACCTATATCAGCACCATGCTCTAATGCTTGTTTTTGTAATGCTCCTTCAGTAGCACGGTCTTTATATCTCTTAAGAAGAACTTCTGCTTCTGCTTTAGGTAAATTTTGAGATGCAACGTGTTCCTCAATTGCTCTTTCTAAACCTTTTCTAGCTGCGTATTTACCCGCAGTAGAACCAACACCAGCACCAAGCATAAACGAAATAACATCAGGACCTAATTGACCTAAGTTTTCTGCGCCGTAATCAAAAGCTTGACCTACATTATTAATATCTTTATATGATTGATAAGCAGTAGGATATTGTTGTTCAATATCTGACATACGTTGCTTATATTCTTCCATTTGACCTTTGGCATAATCATCATTACCAAAGAGAGATGCACCTAATGCCGGAATTACATCAAGGGCTGTACCTTTAAGACTTTCAACGCTTCTGGCAAAACCACCTTTAATAAGTTCTCCTGTGGGTAAATCTTTAGGGTCAAGAATAGGTTGAGATGCTTTTGCTTGCATCGCTTCAGCTTGACGCATGATTTCATCACGAGATAAGTTATTAGGGAATTGGACATCTCCAACACCCGGTATGGTCACACGAGGCATTGATGCTCCTTAAGATATTTCGTTTGAGCCTGCAGTAGGATATTGTTTAGCGCCATAGGCTCTCATTATACCTAATCTACTGTTTGCATATTCATTTGCTTTTGTATTAAATACTTCCATTGCTCTTTGATAAGAAGCAGATTTAGGGTCTGTCTTAGCAAGAGCTGTTTGCACATCAAGAGGCAAGCTAGTAAAGAATGGTGCAGATGTAGGCTTAGCTCTATATCCTTCTATTCTGTCAAGTTCAGATTGAACCACATTACCTGGAACACTTCCTAATCCAGCAGTTCCTGAACCTGAAGTTCTACGGTCATAGTATTTAGCTTGTGATTCAAATAGTTTTTTATGTGCATCATAGTAATCTTTAGTAACACCAAGTTTAGCTAACTCAGCATCAAGTTCTTGTCCTTTAAGACCAAGGGCTACAAGTTGACCAACACGTTTGGTTTTCTCATCTCTTTCTTTAGATAATACACCTGCAATACCTGTAGCAAATTCTTCACCTGCAGGGCCAACATTAGCTGCAGCATAAGGAGATGTACCACTCATCATTTTAAATCCTGCTTTTAATGCTTGAGTATAAAGGTCTATAGTTCTATCTTTAGCTCTTTCACCTTCATCCCCAAGAATCATTTTTTTAAGCTCATCTCGGTCAGTTTTAGCGCTAGACATTAATTCATCTAAAAAGTCTGTTTTCTTTGCAGTGACATCTACTTGAGGTGCCTTAATATCAGTTGTAGCTTTTTTGTCATCATGAATAACAATAGGTGGTTTTTCTTCTGTAGTACCTTTAGCTATAACAGGTTGTTGTGTACCTAATAAATTAGGTTGAGAACCTACTGGACTTGTTTGTGAGTAAGGGTCTAATGAACCTGCAAGCCATGCAGCTCTACGATTTTCTAATGCATTAATACCTTTATTAAACTCACCATATGCAGGTGCTGTTATAGGTACATTTTGTCTTTCACTTCTATAATATTCAAGCGCTGGGTCATATGGAGTTTTAATTCCAGCTGCAGTTATAGATTGAGTTGGTTTACCATAAGCTCTAGCTAAAAGATTTTCTTGACCTAATTGACGAGTTCTTCTATATTCTTCTACAGGGTCATAATCAATAGGCGCAACGTATCCTTTATTCGCATAACTTTCAACTTCACCACCATCATCAAATGCAACAATACCACCACCCGCCATTTGTGTAGGTAAATTACTTTGTGCTGTATCTATACCCTGACTAGGTTCGGCACTAGCTAGTGTTTGTGAACCAATAGATTGTTCAGGTGGAACTTGAGGAGCACTTCTTAATGCTGCCATCATATTGGCTTGTTGACTTACAGTTTGTAAATGGTCATTAATACTTTGAACTAATGGAATACCTACATAAGGTTTAACTGTGCCATTTTGAATAGATTTAGTTAGGTTACCTAATATGCTTTGAATAATTTGAGGGTCTTTAGCACTTAATGCTGTGTCTGCTAGTGATTGTGCATGATAATCAATGTTTTGTTGAATGCTCATAATTAACCCTTATTCATTGCATTATATAAACCCAATCCGGCAATGCCCGCTGTGCCGAGACCAGCTAATTGTGAAATTGGACTTGGTGCAGCCTGATAACTTTGTGTAGAAGTTGTTTGAATTGGCGTACCACGAATTAAAGCCATCATAGATGCAAGTTGTTGCATTGGGAATTGTTGTCCTGTTGCATAGTCTTGGATAGCTTGATTGATAATATTTTGTTGCTGTTGTTGTTGCTGAGCGCCCATTTGATTTTGTAAACCAATAATACCTTGTTGCGCACCAAGTTGTTGTGTACCTAATTGACCTAGTGTAGCGCCAGCTTGTCCTGCTTGACCTAATGCACCAAGTGCTGCTTGTTGACCTTGTAAACCAAGACCTGCGCCATACTGCATTGCTTGTTGGGCTTGATTATATGCTTGGTTATATCCTTGGCCAATCGCTTGTTGTTGAGCCATAAGAGCATTACGTGCGGCTTCGTTTTGGGCTAATGCACTTCTAGTACCACCAAATGCACCTGAACCTGTAGCTTGAGATGCAGCTTGTGTAGCAGCAATTTGTCCTTGACGCTGAATCTCAGCTAGTTGTGGAGCTAATGCTGAACTTACATACGGATTCATATATGCGTTCATAGCTGTAGGGCTTGTAGCCATACGTGCATAGTCTGCACCTGTACCAGCTAGACCACCTACCATACCTAGTGAACCTAATCCACTAGCACCTGCTAATTTAGAACCTGCTTCAAATTGTCCTGGTGTTGTTAATCCAGCAGTACCTGCAAATGAAGCTGATTGTAGTGGGCTAAATCCGGCTATATAATCTGAAGGAGTAGTACTATATGGTTGGTACGGTTTGATGCCAGTGATATTTCCAGAAGCATCTGTGTTATAAACTTGTTGTGCTGCAGCACCCAATGTCGATTGAGTGATTGGCATTAATTCTTGTGGGATTGATTGTTGATATACAGTAGATTGCGTAGGACCTGAACTACCGCCACCGCCACCTTTAAATTCTTTTAAACCCGTCACTTTATTAATAGTGCCGGAACCACCTACTGATAATAAAAGATTAGCTTCATATGCATTGATATGAGCTAACTCCGTATCACCACCATCACCTTTAGCAGCAATATCTTTGTATAGTAAGTTTAATAACCAGATTTTAAAATTGGTTGGTAGTAGCTGAATTAAATATTTCATAGTTCAAATTCCATTAAAGTTGATATTGCCTTAGCGCCAAACTTGCTGTGCCATAATCTAACAATAGCTGGTCTACCCATCCCTTGTATTTTTGTAGCACCCCTGCTTTTAAGTATGTCACATACTTCTTTAAATACTTCTTGATTTGCAATTAACTTACCACCTATAGTTGTAATAAATCCTACTCTTGAGTTTGGGTAATTAATAAATGTTACTGTTGCGGCACCATGAATTTCATTGTTATCATCAACCATAACTATTAATAACCACTGACCCATACAAACTAATAATCTAGCTTGTTCAATTGTGTAATCACCATGACCGAATGATAGTGCTGAAGCTACGAATTTTTCTACTCTCGGCCATGTTTGAGTAGCGTATTCGAGGGGTACGTATTGTGCTTTCATATTTTATGCCGGCATTAATTTCCTTGGGTTAATTTGTTTACCTTGTTTTGTAGTGCCTGTTCTTGCTTTTCTTACTTTATTCATCATAGCATATAATTGCTTAGCACCAGCATCTGTTGAGCCATTACCTAAATGAGATACTACATCAGCAGGTACAACGAACTCACCTTCAGCTAAACGAGCTGGGCGTTTACCAGCAATCATGCCGGGAATAGAATCTGACATACCATCACCTGGACCGCGTAACATGCGACCACCATCAGAGTATGTACCTAAATCAGAAATACCACCTGATGACATTTTTTTGTATGGTGCTGCTAAATCCGGATTAGACATTGCTAAAAGATTCGCAGAATCTTGTAGTGAATATGTAGGTACACCTACAGTTGATGCTTGTGTAGGGGCTTGTGGTACGTCAGCATAAGTGGGTTGATATACTCTTGGTGTAACTGAAGATGCTTGATAGTCAGGAGATATGTTTGAACCTGGACTTGATAACGATGCACCAATGTAATTACGATTTTCTGTATCACGTCCAGGTAAAGAGTTAAATGCACCTAAAATTCCAAAAGGATTCATTACAGATGAACTATTAAGTGTATAGTACTGACCTTTATTAGCATCATAATAAACTTGTCCGCTTGTATCAGCTTTGGTAGTACCACCAATTGCCATATGTGCTGTAGTTTCACCTGTTAATGGATTAGTTTTTGGTTCATAACTCGCCATTGTTTGTTGTGCACTTGTTGGCATTTGAGTTGGTGATGCATAGAATGAACGTGATTGTTGACTCATAGGATACATATCACCATGCATAAAATCTACATTAACTTTATCAGGCACCATATTTCCACCTGAAGCTAATGAAGCTATACCACCCTCTGCGAATCTTGGATATACAGGTGTTGGATTTGATAGTGGTTGATAATTAGAAGCTAAATTATATTTACCTGTTAATGCGCCAGTAGCTGGTACTGGTACAGGAGCTGATGTTGGTTTTGCTGTAAGTAGTTTATAACCAAGGCCTAAGCCTCCAAGCATAATAGATGTTTTATATTTATCAAAAAAGCTTTGTGGTCCTCCTAAATTTGCAACTTGAGCACCACTATATACTTTTCCATTTAATGCGTAGTTACCATTAGCAAGAGGTCCATCAGGTTGAGTAGTAAGTCCTATAGCTTTTAAATTATTTTCTTGAATTAATTTAGGATAATCTGTTGGTTGAGGAGTTACTGGTGTTTTAACAGGAGGTGTAACAGTATTTGCAAGTGACTGCCCTGCATCTGCTGCAGCTTGATTTTGAGCAGCTTGAATAATATCAGGAGCCACGCCAGGAAATGCGTTAGCAGCCACATTAGTTATACCTGATGTACCTGCAGTAGCAAAAGGTGAAGTAGCAGAAACAATTTCAGAAGTCCATGGAGAAGTAGCTACAGTAGACCCAATAGCTGCAGGGCTATAAGCTTGTGCCCCTGCCGCAAGAGGCGCAGTAATACCTTTGTCAGCACCGGGGGGTAACCCAGTACCACTAAATATTTTACCAAAATCTGGCATGAATCCTTTGGCAGCGCCACCAATACCGCCAGTTAAGGCACCTGTTAAAAAGTCGCCACCAGTAAGTGCAGATATACCACCACCAACAAGAGCGCCGGTCGCTACATCCGCCAGTAGGGTTTCGCCTATACCAAAATCAGCCATATTTTACTCCTATAACATATTAGCGTATCTTACCATTAATATAAGGCAGATACAAACGTTGCTGTTAAAATAATTGATGGGGATGCTGGGGTTACAGGGCTTGTTCCAGGTGCATATGTAGCACATACTGTATTACCTGTAGTAGATGCAAATACAAGTTGAATATAATCATTTGCATTTATAGGTGTAACTAAATTCCACGAAATAATAGCCGTACCTGCAACACCACCATGAATGGCAGGAACTGTAGCAACACCTGCACTATATGGAATATCTACCCCATTTTGCCTAAACCATAATGTTACGTTATCAATAGTGCCATCAAAAGAAACCATCTGAACGCTGAACTGTATATTATAAATACCAGCAGTAGAAAATACTACTTTAGTTTTATCCGTAGGGTCAATAGATACCCCATTACTAGAAGTTGTTTGAAGTAAAGTTACAGCTGCGGCAGTTGTAGGTGAGGCTAAATTTTGAGCTTCAGTTATCGTAGCGCCAGCGGTATGAGCAGCTTTTGTAGAACCATATGTACCACGAGTAATACCTGTAAATGAAGTAGCTGTTTTACCTGTATAAGTAATAATTTCTGTACCAATAATAATTGCACCAGCCGTTAGTGCAAACTGAGCTGTTGAACCTACAACAATGTTCGCTGTTGATACGTTTGTAATACTATTAGTTAAAGTAGTAATACCATCTTGATAAAATGCACCATTAGGGAATTTTAAAAATGCGCCACCTATATTAGAACTAAATGGTTGAGCAAAGTTGTCGATTTCGTTGAAATATAATCGAAGTGCATTAAGTAATTGGTCTTGGTATTGTTGAGTATATTCAACAGGCGCAATAAGTAAGTTGGGTGCCTTAGGCGGACGAAGCGTAAAGGTTTTTAAAGGCGTTACCATTAGCGTCTACCATCAGGGCGAATATCAATGCGGGGCGAACCGAGCTGCCAGGCTACCCCCAACCCAGTTGACTCGATTCTAAACGCCATTTGACGCCCCCGCAACCTAGTATACACTTGTCCAGTGAATTGTTGAATAGTATATTGTGGAATAGTTGTATAATTTTGTGCACTTACTACTTGTGGATTATCAGCAGTTCCGTAAGGAGTGCCTGAGTTTTGACGTGGTTTTACTGTCATAGTTACAGTTGGGTTATTAGTTGTTGAACCATTAAAGTTAACGTCAGGAAGTATACGCCAAACAAAACCAAAATTATGCCCGTCGCCAATATCAAAATCAGATGATTGAACATAAGCATCAATCGGTGCTGAAACGCTTGTAGATAAATCATCACATCCATTTTCATGATATAAAAGTCTTCCGTTATAATCAGCAGCCACAGGATATTGTACGGAACCCGTTTGAATCCAAGCTGTACGAGCCATTGTGCCGTAGTACCAAACACGGTCTAAGTAATTATAGATAATATATTTATCAACAGAAGTACCACTACTAGATTGACTTACATAGAACCACCATACTTCATTATATGCTTCATTAGCACCAGCAAATACTTGATAGGCTTGGTCTTGGTTAATATCGGCAAAGATATATTGACGTAATGCGCAAGGTAATACTTCAACACGACCTGAGTACATATAGAATCGGTCTCGACCCATCCAGTAAGTTACGTTATTAATTGTAATCATTGAGTTTGGAGACATTACAGAGATGTTATCCATTAAGACTTGGAAACCCCAAACATATGGTGCACCAAGATATTGCATAGAATAAATACAAGAGTCAGTCCATACAAGAATTTCTTGACGTGTAGCACGTGCACCCATAATGTAAGAACCATTAGTAAGCAAGAACTCACCTGATTGATTTGTAATTTCAGGTACCCATTGATATGGGTTTGCTTGGTCAGACCAACGCACTAACATTGGATTAAATGTTGTAGCACTATTATTAGGTGAATAAGGATTAGAACCAAATGCAATTACAAATTCTTGAATAGCTGAAGTAAGTGCTTGATATGTATATGTAGGTACAAATGCGCCTGCGTAAGAATATGAATAAGTACCAGAACTCACACCACTTGTAGTAGTTGTAATCGGTACTGTAGTTGAGCCTGTTAAATAAGTAGAAGCTACTTGCGTATTAGCTGGTAAATTAGTTCCAGTAATATACATATAAGGGTATATATTATTTGCAGCTGTTGATGAAACTGTAATACTTGTAACGCCACTACCAAATGTAGATGCATCTGTAAGTGCTGTAGCTGAATTAGCTAATGTACTTAAATATTGTGCGCGAGTAGATACACCTGTGGAATCTTTCCAATAAAATATTGGGCCACCACGAGGTGCAATCACTAAGTCAGAACCAAAGTTATCATTAGACCAAAGTCTTAGTTGTTGACCAATACCTGATGAATATGCTGAACCCCATGTACCACGACTCCATGGACCTGCACCCCAACCTGTACCAATTGAAAATACATTTAACCCTGTGGGATATTCATATTGTAATGTAACGGTACCACCTGTACCTGTACCCGTACCTGACGCTGCTGTTGCAAAAGTTACAGTAAATGTTGTTGAACTTGGCACAGTTTTAACTTGATAATCACCACCTGCAAATAACACGCCATTAACTGCAACGGTTGAAGTAATAGTGACATAGTCACCTACACTCGGATTATATCCGGCATCGGTAATAGTAACAGTAGTTGTACCATTAGTAGAAATAGTCCCTGCAACACCTGTTAATGTACTTGTGTGCACAATCGGTGTAATATCATTATAGATACCACCATAATAAATATAATACTTAGAGCTTGTACCTACACCTGTATATACACTACCTGTACCAGCGTCTGCATCTGCCCATATCCAAATTGAACGAGCAGTACCTAAAAATTGACTAGATGATACTTGTGTCCACCCACCAATTTTTTCAGGAAAGCCTGAACGAAACCGAATCTTATCACCATCATACCAACCACCCTCGTTAGAGTAATCTGTACCTTCACGGTTTAAGCCTGGTCTAAATTGTAGTTTTTGTAATGGCATTATTTACTTTCAAAGAGTGCTTTCTCATCCAATCTACGAGTTTGTAGACCTTTAACTATTTTACCACCTGCACGACAATATTTCACTAACGATTCCATAGCCGCCTTTTTATCCCCGCGAAGAAGCGCTTGACGGAGTGTTGACCGCTGAAATGTACCCAAGCCAACGTTAAAGGCAAAAGATACAAGGCAATCGAATTCGCATTGTCGAAGAGGCACGTTAGGTAACATCTTAGATATTCCAAGCTCGAAGCGACGTAAATCGGTTCTAAGAAGTGCATCTATTTCCTCCTCCGAAAAAGTTCTGTTCCAAGAATCAGGCAAAGATTTACCATCGCCGATAAGGTGACCAACACCAACTGTCCAAAGGCCAATACAGTCACGGTAGGCGCGATTACGCACACCTTCAAAATGTTTAATAAGAGCAATGCCAGCTTTTGATACATTCACTTATTTCTTTTCCCATGTTCTAGCACCAAAGTAAAATCCAATAATAGAAGATACAATAGCCATTTCATCATTAGAGAAAATTACATCCATAGCTTCAGCGCTAAATCCTGCAGTCTTAACAGCCCAAATAAAACCACCTATATCAACAAATAACAACAAACCCACAAAAGTGAAAGCAACAATAGGTCTAACCGAAGCGTTAAGAGTTCTAACCCACGGAGCCGCATCGTGAACCAATTTAGCATCATGTTCATAAAGTGCTTGACGTTCTTGAGCAAATGTTTCTGCATATGTACCCTCCAAGTTAATTTCGGCTTGGCGTTCTTGAGCAGCATAGCCTTTTTCAGCCATAGCCATTTGTTGTTGCATTTGTAATTGAGCCATTTCTCGTTCATGCTTTTGGTCTCCCTTTTGTTGGAAGAAACCTAGTATGCTAGGTAGCCCTGCAGTAGCAAAACCTAATATTGATGATAGTATAGATAGCATGTTAGTTATTCAATGGGTTTACCATTGCCTTTCTTAATTGTTTCATTTCGTCTTTTACATTAGCTACAGTATCTGTAATTTTGTCTTGTGAGCTTTTAGCAATACTATTAGCTTCAATAGCTTTACCATATGCCTCATTAGATTTTTCTAATGCACGATTGTTAGACATCATGACATCTACTAACTGATGCTCTACTGATTTACTTCTATCTTCAAGCACTGTGATTCTAGTCTCAACTGTGCTCATCTTTTTTACTTCCTCAATCGTCGAGGTCAAATCGTTGAAGAGGGTTATCCCGTAATATACTGCGCCACCTATTGGCACTAGCACGGATAAGATAATCCCCAGTATCATTTGCGCTGATAAATTCAAGGAGTATATTTTGTTGTCGTTCATAATCTTGTTCCTGTATAAGTTTAATCGATTCTTCTATCTGTTGTTGCTGCATGTTGTAGCCTTGATTCAGTAGCTGCATACTCATAACAATCCCAAACCCAGGTACTATTTCTTTTCCCTTCGGTGCTTCTGGTGCTGTCACGGTAGCCGACGTCGTCGTAGTACTTACCGTAGTTTCTGTTGTTACTGGGGTAGTTGCAGTAGCAGTTAGGTTTTGTACCGTTACAGGTTCTGCAATTGGTAGTGGTGTAGATGTCACCGCATTCATTTGTTGACTTATCACCGAATTGGGATTGGTTGGGCTTATCGGGGAAATTGGCGAAGTAGGGTTGTTGATGTTCGTGGCTGTCATCGTGCAAGTATCTGACGTTGTCAACCATGATGTCCAAGTTGGCGACCCATATGGGTCCGAGCATATCGAAGACCGACTTTCTGAAATGATTCCATTGTATCCAGATTGACATGCTAATTGCCTTGTTTCAGTAGTTGAGACACACGTTGGAGGGTCTTGCGTGCAATTGTTAGAAGTTGTTGTCCAAGGTCCCCAGCTTTGTGAAGAACATGTATAAAACCTACTTTGATTAATAGCACCTGATTGGTGAATTGGACAAGCCAATGTTTGATACTCTGTTTGATTTGAGCAAACAGGTTGAGAATAGACGGCACATTCTGGTATGCCTGGGTAATACTGACACGCAATTTGCTGACAAGCAGCAAGAGTTGTGCCATGGTCCACGAATAAGCTGTTATAAACCGGGCCATAATTTGTCCAAGAACTTGCATAACAATATGCATACGCATTACTCCTTAGTAGGAGGCAAAGAAGGAATATTATAGTCTTCGCCATAAAGTTTTTTAAACCTTTCAGGATACTTAGTAAACCAAGCTTTCTTAGCAGCTGCACCTACTGCACCGCCCATAGGACAAGGACTACCACTCATTTCCATTGCATCCCATACAGTTGGGTCTTGACATAATACTGATACTGCTGCTACTTTAAGACCTAAATCATTTAATGTTTTAGCTAATTTAATTTTTACACAGTTTTGGTCTAACATAACTGTACCACCTGATACCGATACTACACCGAAATTACCAGCTCCTGATACAGGTACTGCACAAACATCTTGTGAAAAAGCCGACATACTAGGTGCCATAGCAGAACCTACTGGCATACCTTTATTTTGGATTACTGTTGTATCAGCCATAGCATATGGCATATAAGCACAAGCAGTTAAAGTAAGTAATATTAATAATATAATAAGTTTTTTCATGCTGTATATGTTCCTGTACCAGAAGTAAATTTAATAATAGTATTATTACCGCTTGTAGTTATTGTAGGTGAACCTGTAGTTGTACCTGAATATAAAACAGTAGGAACTGATAATATAACTACACCTGAACCACCATTTCCACCTGTAAATCCTCCACCGCCACCACCACCAGTATTTGCTGTACCATCTTGTCCAGTACCACCGCCATTACCTCCACCACCTAATCCACCAGGTCCGCCATTATATTGTCCGCCACCACCTGCATAGTAAGTAGATGTTCCTGTAATAGATGATTGGACACCTATACCGCCTGGACCATTGTCAACACCATTACCCCCAACACCCCCTGCTCCACCACCGCCACCACCTTTTGCATTACCGCCAGGTGCAGCAAGGCCTCCAGCATAACCTTGACCAGGTGTGCCAGCACCTCCAGAACCTGTGCCGTTGTTACCAGAACCACCACCGCCTGAACCACCAGATAGACCATCTACAGTACTACCAGAACCGGCACCACCTCCGCCTATAGCAGTGACTGTAGTGATACCTGAACCAGATAAAGATGAATTTGCACCACTACTACCTTTTACATGACCATCTCCACTACCAGCACCGCCCCCACCTACAGAAGCTGTATATGTTGTGCCTTTTACAAATGTATAAGTTCCAGTTAATAATCCACCAGCGCCCCCGCCACCGCCACCGTTACCTCCACCACCGCCACCACCAGCTACAACAAGATATTGTGCAGTATATTGTGGATAAACTATTTTCCAAGTTCCGCCATCATTAACGTAAACAGCTTTAGCTGGAGTCCAAGTACCAGAATTATTGACATATGGTTGATTAACAGCAGTCCAAGTACCACCATTATTTACATAATAATTAGGCATTATATTTGATACCAAACATCCCCACTAGAACCACCAGTAGGAGTTGAAGCTGAAATTGTTTTAGTACCTGTAGCATTAGACCCTACTGTATAAGTATTAACTGTAGTGCCCGTAATTGTGCCCCCTGTAATAGCTACTGCATTTGCATTTTGTGTAGACATAGTACCAAGTGTGCCTGTTGCTGTTGCAACAAATGCTGTTGTCGCAATTTGGGTTGTATTAGTACCAGCAGCTGCTGTAGGCGCTGTTGGTATACCTGTTAATGTCGTTGTTCCTGTGACACTTAAATTACCACTTAATGTCGTATTACCTGTCACGCTTAATGTACCACCAATAGTTTCATTTCCTACTATCGTGGCGTTTCCGGCAATACTAAAATTACCTGGTGCACCTGATATACCTGCATAAAAATTAGTACCGTCACAGAATACTAAAGTCGACGAACTCGCAGGAATTGTAGCTAACGTACCAGAACTTCCACCAATTGTAATTGCATACCCACCTGAAGTATTGTTATATACTACATATACCTTTGGTAATAATGGGGCTACAATCTGGCGTACTGCCGAATTTGTTCCACCTACAAAAAGCACCATATTACGAGCTTCATCAGATATACCGTTTAATACAGTCAATGTATAGTTGGCGTTAATCATAGTAATAGATTGCACACCTGCTACGGCTTGTTCAATTAAGTTCCAATTAGTATTAGTTGTATTACCCCAAATACCTGATTGTTCACCAGAAGCTATAAGTTGTATTTGAAGACTTGTTGAGTAGGTAGATGCCATAATTTATCCTTTATTGAGAATCATCTATTGATGCCCAAGTAGTTGTTTGTGTATTGTCAATATTATTCCAGCTTGTGGTCTGATTGTCATCAACTTTCGTCCATGATGTTGTTTGGCTATTGTTAATAGTACTCCATGTTGCCGTTTGATTATTATTAATATTTGCCCAAGTAATGCTTTGTGAATCATCTATTCTAAACCATCCTCGTGGGAATTGGTCATCCAATATGGTGAATGTTTCTATAATACTTTGTAAAAATGCAAATTGAGTTGTATTAGTATCTGCAAGATTACTATTTTCAGTTAAGGAAGATACAAAATTTGCAATAATAGTTTCTGCATCTGCGGAACTAAAGCTTTCATTAATTGAAAAAACAAATATAGAAATAATAGTTTCTATATCTGCCATAGTCATATCTTCAGTTCTACTTACTGCAAAATTAGCTAATGCCGTAGCTGCATCCGCCATGGTTATATTTTCAGTAATAGATGATTGGAACTGTGCTGTAATACTTGGTGTATCTGCTAAATCACTATTTTCTGTAACTGAACTTGCAAATTGTGCTGCTATGCTTCTTACATCGTCCATTGTAAATGGTTCTACACGGTCTTCTAATACAGCAAAATATTGAACTGATGAATCATCTATATTAGTATCCTCAGTAACGCTTTGAGCAAATTGAGCCGTTATTGTTGAAGAGTCACTTAATAAAATGGTGCTTTCAGTTAAACTTGATGCAAATTGAGCGGTAATTGCTCGTGTATCATCTAGCGCAACAAACTCATTTAATAATGCATAGAACTCACCTTGATGTGCATTAATATCGCTCATGTTTACATTTTCAGTAACACTTTGTGAAAACGCCCATGCTTGACTGTTTGTGTCAGCCATATCTATATTTTCAGACAAAGCTAATGCATAGGAGGTACCTGCTAAAGAAGCAAAAGATGTTTGAGCAAATGAGCTAGTACCAAACATTTACTATTCCTTAACTTAGCTCAACCCAATTTAATATGGATTCATTCCATATATAATCTTTATCATCTGTAGGTCTAGGTATAGGAGCTTCCCATGTCCATGTTGTAGTATTTAATGTCCACGATGGATAATATTGAGGTTCATGAAATACATCGTTGATAGCATCGTATATATGACCAATCCCTGCATAATTACCTCTTAAGGCAACGCCACCATCAGGTTTTCCATCTTGACCATAATGTACTCCTCCATGTGTATTATAAGATGTTTGAATCCAATGACCTGGAGATGAATCTACGAACGTATCAAAAAATTCTTGTTCAGCTACAATAACTGTAACGACCTTACCATCTACTACTTTTGCAAAATGACTCATTGTTTTTCCTTATGCTGTATAAGTTCCTGAACCTGTAAATTTAATAATTGTATTACCGCCTGATGTAGTTACAGTAGGAGAACCTGTTACTGTACCTGTATAAGCAGACGATGATATTGAAATTATAACGACGCCTGAACCACCAGACCCAGCACTAGATAATGTTCCACCTGCTCCACCACCTGTGTTTGCTGTACCAGATGTAGAAGCATTACCACCACCACCTGCTCCTCCTGTGCCACCGTTATATTGTCCGCCTCCACCAGCGTAAGTAACAGATGAACCTGTAATTGATGATGCACTTCCAGCGCCACCAGGACCGTTAGAACTTCCAGAGGTTCCAGCTGCACCAGCTCCACCACCTCCACCACCTTTTGCATTACCGCCTGGGGCAGCTACACCACCCGCATTACCTTGCCCTGCAGTTCCTGCTCCTCCAGTACCCGTTCCGTTATTACCAGAGCCTCCACCACCTGAGCCGCCAGAGTTACCGTTCACAGCACTACCAGAGCCACCACCACCACCGCCGACTGTACTGACAGAAACACCAGTACCTGTTAAAGATGAAGTACTACCATTAGCACCTTGTGGGGTTCCGCCAGTTTGAGTAGCTCCACCACCACCGACTGTAGCTGTATAAACTGCACCTGAAGTTAATGTTGCTGTAGAGGTTAATAACCCACCAGCGCCCCCGCCACCGCCACCGTTACCTCCACCACCGCCACCACCCGCAACTACTAGATAAGTTATAGCTAGTGAAGTGGTAGTAATAGAGTTAGAGGATGAGCTATTAGCTGAGTTTCCTACAGAGTTAGTTGCATAGACTACGAATGTATATGTTGTACCTCCAGTTAACCCTGTTACAGAAAGTGGAGATGCACTTCCTGTTTTTGTAATTCCACCTGGACTAGATACAGCAGTATAACTTGTAAGCGCTGGATTACCTGTATATGCAGGTGGAGTAAATGTTACGGTTGCTGTAGTGACACCCGTTGCTGTTGCAGTGCCGATTGTAGGTGCGTCTGGTACTTTATAAGTTGTAATTGAATTAGATGCCGAACTAGAGGCTGAATTACCTACTGCATTAGTTGCATAAACTGTAAATGTATACGCTGTTCCCGGAGTTAGCCCAGTTACTGTAATTGTTCCTGATGTTGCTTGAGATAAAGTTCCAGTAATACCACCTGGACTTGAAACTGCGGTATATGATGTAATCGCGGTACCACCATTATTAGCTGGTTGAGTATACGATACTGTTGCAGTTGTAGTACCCGTAGTTGTTGCTGTACCAATTGTAGGCGCATCGGGGACAGCCCATGTAGTAATAGAATTAGACGCAGAGCTCGATGCAGAATTACCCGCAGCGTTAGTTGCATACACTGTAAATGTATATGATGTTCCTGTAGTTAAACCAGAAACAGTGATTGTTCCAGAACCTGATTGTGAAACTGTACCTGTTTGACCGCCTGGTGAGGCCACTGCTGTATAAGATGTAATAGCTGTTGTTGAACTTCCTGCACCAGTATCAGTTGGAGCTGTGTAAGTCACCGTAGCTGTAGTTGAACCTGTAGCAGTTGCAGTACCGATTGTAGGAGCCCCAGGAATCGTAAAATAACTTAGTACTTCCCATTTACTTGTGGAAGTAGAATAAACCTCTACAGCATTTATAGTCGTATTAAACCCATGTTGGCCGTTAATAGGAGACACAGGTCGGCCAGCAGTTGTCCAGTTAGGTAAAATTAGTCCTGTATTTGTTCCTAAAGCTGATATGTTAACTGCGTTTGTCATTCTGTTGTCTCCGCTGGTTCTGGTGTGTTGCCTTTTTCAAGCCATGCTTTAAATTCTGGGTAATCTTCTGTGCAAGTTAAACGACATAATCCATCATCATCTATACGAGCATAGATAGTTTTGCCATCTTCATTTGTTGTAAGTGTTTTAAAAATCATAATTCAGCTCCCCAAGCTAAATAAGCTGATGTATTAGCTGCTCGCAATGTACTGCCTTGCCCAGCTGTTAATCCAGAAGATACTTGAAATGTAGTTTCAGCAGAATATTCTGTTGCAGTTAAAAATACAGGTACTACACTACATGCTGTAGATGCATTAGAAGCATTAACTGAATAATGTGCTGCTGTTCCAGATTGCTCTAATGCAGTAGGTTGCGTTCTCATAGTTGTTGGAAAAAAAGATAATCCATAAGCTAAAGTAGTGCTTGCATTATTTGAGCTACCAAATTTATTACCTACACTTGATGCTTGCATTTTATAATAATACCTCTGACAATTAGCCAATTCCTGATTATAAAGTCTGCGTTCAAACGGTGTTGCTGATGTGCCTATTTCTAGTTGGACACCTGTTACATACCATGTTGCTCCGTTAGTGCCTACAACTGATGTTGCTCCTGTAGCTGAAAAATATGTATTTGCTGACCATGACCCAGCAGTTCCATTATAAGTAGAGCCGACACCTAAACCAAAACAAACGCAAATATTTCCACCGTTTGTAGTTACAAATGTTCCTGAAGTTGGACCAGCAACTGTAATACTAATTTGTGTCCAAGTATTAGCTACAGGTATTGAATATGTAAATGGATAAGAATAAGCACCATTATAAGCCCTTACAGCACCACCAAAAGTTCCCGTTAATGAACTATATGCCAAAAAAGACAAAGTAACAGTCTTAGCATTAGCTGTTCCCCAGTTTAAGTCAGAAGAATTATAACCTTCAATACATTGTTGAAGTATAAAATAATCACCAGCTCCAACTGTATATGCAGATGATGAAGTAATACCAAGATAATTGGTAAAACCTGTTGGAGGAGTTACAGACCCTTGATTTTGTTGAGTAGTAAATTTAGATGCTTGTGAAGCATAGTACTGCCATCTATCTAATGTATATGTTAATGAAGCTGTGTTTGTCACACTAGCACCAGCATTACGTTGGTCTATCCTCATATCACCATTTATAATACGGTTCTTTAGCACATAAGGTGACGCTGCAGCTGTTTGGATACTTGAGTCTGAGAAAGTTAAACCTGTAGAAGATGTAGTAATACTTGCGTTGGCTAATGTTGCACCAGAACTTAATACATTATTACCTGTACCCGTAGAAGTTGTAACACCTGTACCACCATTGGCAACTGGAAGCGTTCCTGTAACCCCAGTGGTAAGTGGTAAACCTGTTGCATTAGTTAATGTTACAGATGTAGGTGTACCTAAAACTGGAGTAACTAAAGTAGGTGAAGTTGATAATACAACGTTGCCTGAACCTGTCGATGTAGTAACGCCTGTACCGCCGTTGGCAACCGCTAAAGTTCCAGCTAATGAAATAGCTCCTGCTGTAGCAGTATTAGGTGTTAAGCCTGTAGAACCTCCACTAAATGTTGTAACACCACCAGCTACACTTAAAGTTGCATAAGCAACTGTTTCAATAATATCACCAGCGTTAGCACCAGTATTAAGAATAATAGAAGTGCCATTAGTAGCTGTGTAATCTGATATAGCAAGTTTTACACCGTTTCTAAATACATCAATATAGCCTACTGAATAAGATACTGTAAATGTTGTTTGTCCTGCTGTAGCGGTAAAGTCTGTTGTAGTTCTTGATGTAGTTGCTGCGTTAGCTGCCCATGAAGGAACTCCGGATGCCATAGTAAGTACATAACCATTAGTCCCAGCAGCTAGTTTACTTAATGTATTTGTAGCTGATGCATAGATAATGTCGCCAGTAGTATAGGTAGCAAATCCTGTACCGCCATTCACTGCATTTAAAGTACCTGCTAGAGTAACTGTACCTGATGTCGGTGTATTAGGTGTAAACCCTGTAGTACCTGCAGAGAACGTTGTTTGTGTAACAGAACCCCAAGAAGTATTAGTACCATCAGTTGTTAAATATTTACCACTATTACTTGTTTGACTTGGTGCTAATGCATTAAATGCTGTATTAGCTGTGGTTTGCCCTGTACCACCTTGAGAAATAGGTACTGTTCCAGTAATACTAGAAAATGGTATTGTAGTTGATGCAGTAAATGCACCTGTACCGTTACCATATACGTATCCAGTTAATGTTGTAGCTCCTGTACCACCAGCTGCTACGGGTAGCGTACCTGCTGCTAAAGCTGAACTTGATGTTGAATATAATGCGTAGTTAGCTGAACCAAAAGATGTTAATCCTGTACCGCCATATGCAGTACCGATTGTGCTACCATTCCATGTAGCATTTGTAATTGTAGCGTTACCAAAATTAGCTGTAGTTGTACTAAAGTCATAACTAGATGGTATATAACTATAAGCTACCCATGTACCTGCGGAAGTAGAATTATCAGTTAATACTAAAACAGCTGAACCACCAGTAACAACAGTATCAATAGTAGCAGATGCATTATCTTTAACTGTCACCGAACCAGTACTACTACTTGTTACAGTAAATGCAAATCCTTTAAATAATGTTGTAGCATCAGGTAATTTGATACTTTGTGTTGTTGTACCTACAACATTTTGCCATGCTGCTGAAGCATTTGTTAATGTTGTAGTACCCGCCGCTGCAGTAATTGTATTAAATCCTAGATAAACGTTATTAGCATATAACGTACCGATGCCTGGGTCAGCATATCCACCTAATGAAACACCTCCAGAATTATATATAGTTATAGCATCAGTAGTATTACTATTTGTTACAAAGTGAACATTATATGGACCATAAGTACCAACAGTTAAATCTGTAGAAGCCGAAGCTAGATAAGAAGCCCCTGCAATATTAAATGAGCCAGAACCTGCAAACGTAGATGAGTTAATACCTAATTCGGCATAACCTGAAGTTGATGTTGATGCATCATTTGATACATTTAAATTAGATGAAGCATTTGTAGCGGTACTTTTATTTTGAACAATAACTTGATTATAGCCTGCAACCGTAGATGCGAAAGAGCCAATAATACCTGTATCTGAATAGCTTAGTGTAGAGCCAATAGTTGCAACATCATTAGCATCATAGTTAATAGATTTTTCTGCAGGATATGTAACAAATACATTAGATGCACCAACTAGCGTAATTGGTGATGTATTGCCATTAGAGTTTGATAGGATTGTAGTACGAGCTAAAG